GAACACATCGGTGGTGAAGTGCACAGCGCCCGGGTGATTCACGGTGTGCATGCTGATCGCCGCGGCGCTGTGGTTCTTCGCCACGTTTACTGCGCGGCCAAGGCCCATCTCCAGCCCGGTACCGGCGCCGCCGCCACCGCAGAAAAAATCGACAACGATCTCATCGTCCTGAGTACTGAAGCCGAGTCCGTATTGAGTTTTGAAATCGAAGGGGTGTTTCTTCTGTTTTGCGGACATAGGGGATCCTCGCCGGCTGGCGTGATTCGTAGAAGTGGGGTATTTGTGTTCGGCCCGGCATGGGGCTGGATCAAGGAGCGCAAATGCGGAAGCAAGTTGGTTATCTGGATAAGATGGGTGATGAACAGTTCTACTACCTAGACTTCAACGAAGAGACGCATCAGTTCAGCTACGTGATCGAATACATCACCCGCAAAGGCGACCACAGCGAGCGATCCGTTCCTTTACATGAAGCCAAACAGGAGCGAGGGTTTCATAGAGCAATCCAGCTGATTAAAGATCGTCTGTTTGTTGACGGCGAATGAGTCAGCGCAGTGAGCAGGGTGGGCTATGCCTATTCGGCGTCGAGTCGTGATGCTTGGCGCTGGCCGCGAAAGTAGATTTCTGTCGCCACGTTTTCGTTAACTTCGATTTTGTGGCGCGAACGAAGCGCTTCACGTGCGCCGTCTGGGCCGAGCGAGTGCACGTAGCGCAGAGATCCAGCCATGACCGAAGCCTGCTCAGTGTCTTCAGTCCAAGCCATGAGGTCGGCAAGCATCCGCTTTTCGCCTTGGCGAACACGGTGCCGCAATTCTTCCTCGCCTCGCTCCTTGCGTTTCGCCGCGCTCTTTGCAGATCGTTCCTGTCCAGTCTTGGCCATGGCCTACCTCTTCAATTCCGCTGGCCGGCAAGTCCAGCCAGGTCTGTCGGCGGCGCGTGGCCGCCCGGTTGATGGTTCGTCTCACGCTGCGACCTTCACCTGATGCCAGGCGCCGGCGGCGTAGAACAGCTTCGCGGCTTGGGCTTCGTCCATCGAGACCTCGTCGGGAATGGCGATCCAGCCTGACGCAACCAGATGGTTTGGGTTCGCGCTGTTGCGCAACTCCAGGTAGTAATGCTCGATGGCATCGGTCAGGCGCTCTACCTTGTAGATGCCTTCCGGTGAGATCTCGACCGACTTGATGTACTCGGCGCCGCGCTCGTCACGACACATGGCGGCGATGTAAATGGTCCAGCGATAAGAGAAATCGAAGATTGCATTGGCGATCGCCAGACTTCGGATCTGCCGGCAGCTCTTCCAGTTCGCCATGATCTGGCTGCCGCTGGGGTCGATGTTCACCACCGCGACGTGGTTGGTTCGCAGCAGCGCCCGGCAGCTACGTTCTGCCCGGGCGAAACCGTTGTTGGGTTTGCGTTTCGACTTCATAGCGAGTCCGCCATTTTGCGCAGAGCCTTGCGGTCGGCGGCCGATATCGGCTTCGGCCGGCGCTTGAGGACCGTTTCAGGGTCTATCTTGTTGGAGCGGGGCGGCGGCAGCGGATTGCGTGGCGGGCTTTTCAGTTGGTCGATCCGCCCGCCGGCGGCCAGGTACTGGGCGACTCGTTCAGAGATCGCCTCAGCGTCCGGCCGGTGCTGCTCCACCAGATTGAGGTGGTTGCTGATCATGCCGCCACCTTGACCAGCTTGACGCCGGCCATGCTGAATTTGGCGCCTTGAGCGGCCACCAGAGCATCAAGCTTTTCCCAATCCACGGTCAGCACCGAAATCGGGGCCTGGCCAACAGCGACGGCATGGATCAATGCTTCCAGATCGAACACTTCAGCCTGCAGGTTCACCGGCGCCGCGGTTGTGGTCGCTGGCTTCGGCGCAGATTGAACCGGCGCGGCGGCTTTAACCGGTGCCGGGCTGACAATTGGAGCCTGTTCGACCGGAGCCTTGGCTTTCGCTTCGTCCTCGATGCGCTTCAACTCCTGCTGACGGATCTGCTCGCGCTGCGCTTCGGCTTTTTGCTCTTCGGCTTTCTGGTGTTCCGAAATCCGCAATCTGATCAGAGTGATCAGATCGTCGTTCGCCTTCATCACCAACTGCTGAATATCGTTGAACAGGAAAGCGTAATCTGCCGCCAGCTCGGCCAAGCTGGCCAGGTTCAGGCGAATCGCGTCGGCGGCCTGGCTCGCGGCGATTTTCGCNCGGGCCAGCTCAGTATCTACAGCGTCCTGCAAGCTGGCGATCGTTCGCTTGTTCTTCATGACGCCGGCGAAGTCTGCGGCGACTACCGGCATGGTGACCCGGCCCAGCGTCTTGTTGATCGCCGCGATATGGTCTGTCAGCGACTGCTCTGCTTTCTGCTTGATGTTGGTCTTCACCAGCAGCTCTTGAGCCTTCACCAGTTTGTCGACCTTCAGTCGAGTCTCGCGAGCGTGAGCGCTGATCCGATCCAGTGAGGAAAACAGGTCGTCAATGGTCTGGGTTTGAGATANTGCCTGTTTCTTCGCCGTCGCCACGGCCTCTTCAACATCGCCGCACCATTTCACGGCCTTCTTGGCGTCGGCGAAGTCCTGATCTGTAGTCAGCTCGGTCTTCACGGAGTCGATCACCGCCAGTGCCGATTCCTCGAACACTTTTAGGTTGCTCGCGGTGACCATGCCAGTCAGTTCGATGCGTAGCGCTGGCAGCTCGTCCGGGGCCTTGCCGACGACAATAGAAGGCGCCTCGGCCAATTCGAAGTTGGCCAGGTCGGCCTCGAACTGTTTCCAGCCTTCCACCAACTGCGCGGCCCGGCCAGCGACAGGCCGATACTCCATGTGCACGAAGTTTTCAGGGGTACCGTCTGAGCAAACAAAGATCACACGCTCGGCGCCGCTCACCAGCAGTTGCTGTTCAAGCTGCCAGTAGTAATGCGGCTCCAGATTTTCGGCACGAACCTGGGCAGCCAGCGATTCATTCCAGAGCTTGTGCTCGAAAAGCGTCTCGCCGAGCATCGTTGCGCCGTCCATGGATGCTAGCAGGTTGCCATCTGTACCTACAACCGGGTACAGCTCTTCGCCGATAATCACCTCAACCAGTGGCCGGGCCAGCGCTTCAGTGGCGTGGCCTTTGTCGAAGATGTACTGCTGAGCCTGGGTGACCTCTGGCGTGATGCCGGTCTTCTTCGTGGTCAGCAGGTCGGTGCGGCTCTGATGCTTCGAAGCCCCCATCATTGCCGGCGCCTCGGAGGCGTTGAAGTGCTTGGCGCGCAGTGCGTGCCATTCGGCGGAGCCTTGAGCTACGTTGTGAATTTTCATGCTGCGTCTCCGTCGATGGCTTTGAGGTTCTGGATTTTTTCGATCTGGGCCGGACTCAGCGTGTACTTGCTGCTGATGGTCGCGATCAGGTGTTCTGGGCTGGTGCGGTTGGCATCAACCAGCGGCTGCCATTTGGCGATGTTCTCTTTTAGGAGATCATCGGAGTAGGGTGGTAGGGCTTCGGGCTCAGGCTCTTGCTGCCTCTGCGGACTCACATCGCGCGGCGCCTCTTCGAATGTTTTGCCTTCCATTTCGTCGGCCGTTGGCGCTGATCCAACCTCGGGGAACGCTTTGCGCAGCGCTTGAGCCTCGGCGCATTTGGCGAGCTGGGCGAAAGCACGGCGCTTCCACATGGTGTTTGGGGCAATCGTGTCCTTGCCGGCCGTTGCGTAGTTCTCCAGCCAGCGCTCGTTTGCGGTGAACTCGGCAACAAGGCCGTTCGACATCTGGCGCTTGACGGTCACCCGGCACCACTCTGGATAAGTGACGTCAACGCCGCCCAACTTGGCTGTGATCGATGGCCCGTACTCCGGATCGCTGATTCCGGCGTATTGCCCGGTGCGCGCAGCCTGAATGCGGTAAAGGCCGATACCGGGCATGACCGTGTCCTGCATCTTTTTCGCTTTGGTGTTCCAGATCGGCACGATGTGCACAGGCTTCAGCATTGGGTCCAGATGCGCGGCCTGGCAGTAAGCCAACACCATAACCACCGAATTTTTCTCTGCGCCCGGGTAGAGGCTGTTGCTCAGCACTTCAACAAGTGCTGCCTCAGACATCGCAGGCAATTGGTCTTCCTGCTTCATTACTGCGCTCACGGGAAATCCTTGCCGCGACATGCGCAGCGATTGAATGCTTGGTTTATTGAGTGATGCGGTCGGCGAGGGCGCTGAGCAGCATCAGTAAGATGAAGACGGAGATGGCGATTAAACTTCCGCGGAGGATGGCGGCACGTTTTGCACGCTGGTAGGAGGTCAAGCTTTCACCTCATATGTGATCGTCCACTCACCACACAGGCAGGCCCTGCGGCTCCAAGCGTGAACATTTTCAATGCTGGCTAATTCAGCAGAGTGTAGAGCGTCTTCCCAAGTTGCGCCCTTGAACACCATCAGTACGCGGTCGCTTGGTACCGCCATGAATTCGGGCAGCTCTTCAATTTGTTCGTCGATCAGCGATTTAACCGGTGCGGTACTCATGTGAACTCCTTGCGCTGCCTGCAATGCTTCAGCAGGCGCTGGCAGTAATGGCTGAATTCTTCGAGGGTGATCAACTGATCCGTCATCAGGTTGGTGATGATCTGCTGAACCAGAATGCTGTTGCCGGGCGGACTGTCCGGATGCGAGAGGCTATCCAGCGCTTCATCGATAAGGATGTGCGGGCTCACAGTTCGGCATCCTCGGTTTGGGCGATCAGCGCGTCGTCAACAAGGGGTCGAAGTAGGCCCTCTGCGATTTCGCCAAGCTTGCCCAATGGGTGGTCGCTGGTGCCGAGGAGTTCGGCGGCGGCGACCTTGTCAGCGTGGCCGCGCTGGGCGGCGATCAAGAGGTAGCCCAGCGAAACTGTCGTGACCTCGCAGTCTGCAAGCCGTCCGTTTGCATGCTCATCAACCGCCAGAGCGAACTGGGCCAGCGTGATGCCCTGAACCGGCCGCATGCGACGCTGAAACGAGACGTCACAGCCAAACCGCACCAACTGCTCAGCGGCGTTATACAGCCACTCAGCCCGAGCCACTTCCTGCGCGCTCTCGCTCACCATCGGAGGCAACTGCGCGTCGTGCATGGCCTGACAAATCTTCAGTGCTGCGTTCATGCTGCCTCCGGCCAATGGCGCTTAATGCTCTCTTTTGCGTAAATGGACAGCCGCTCGTAACTGTTCACGCCACCGCAACCGGGCATGGTTCCCTCCAGTTCGACGGAGGCGCGGATATCGCAGCGGCGCGAGCAGACCCAGCCGCCGTAATGGCAGCGGTGGACTTCGCCTTTCGGATCGGGGTGATAGGCTAAGCCCGCCTTCCAAGAAGGTGACCCGCGCAACTTGAGGCCGCACCCTCGGCACACCGCTTGAGTTTCAGTACAGCTATGCATGGCGACCTCCAGTGTTTGGGGTTAGGCGGTGTGCAGGAAGGCACGAGAAGCGAGCATTGCGTCCGCCATCTTGTAAGCGGCTTTGGCAGTGTCATGCTCGGCGTCATCAAGGCCGAAAAGGCATGGCGCTCCAGCGGTGGAGATCATTGCCTGCATGGCTTTTGCCGCAAAGTAATCACGGATGGTTACGCCGTACTCGCGTCCAGACTGGTGGTCAGGCGCTGAAGGGAAGGCCGCTGCTAGGCCTGCCTCAAGCGCCTCGTCGTATGCGAGCTGAGCGCCTTCGATCTGGCGATCCATTTGAGCTGCCATGTATTCCATTTCTGATTCCTCAGTGGTTGGTTCACCTGTATTCGTCAACACGCATTCCTCCCGCTGGTTGCCTATGGGCGCGGGGTGAGTGCTGACGTAATAGAGGCGGGGAAGGGTGCAGACGCCCGGCACTGCCCGGGATGTGTCGAGTCTGGCCAGCTATGCCCTCGGACTCGCCTGCGGTGTTCGTCTTCGTTTGGGGGGGCCTACCTTTCGGCTGATGCGCGGTGACATCGTCGGCCCTGCTTTCCGCTGCCTGTCAGGGTGTTGGGCGAAGCCTTCAGGCTTGCTACGCCACGCGGGTGGATCGTTGATCTACTTCATGGCCGTATCTCCTGTTGTTCGCTCACTGGGAAGGCAGTGGCCACCTATGAGATTGGGTGCCGGTCTTCCCCGGCCGCCAGAGATTGAGTTGTCGACGCTTCCCACGCCGTCGGTTAATGGCACCGAACGCCTTGCTGGTTCCGCATGTGCGGGCTGCTGCTACCTTTCGGCTCCCTCCCGGCGGGATGTGCAGTGGGCCCCGGGTGTGATGCAGAAGGCCGGATGCGATCCCGGCGAGAGCGGACCCTTTCGGGACGACCGCTCGGAGAGGCTAACCACGCATAGCTGGCGCCCTATTAACCTGCGTTTCTCCAGGGCCGCCGAAGCGTTCAACCCAGCTTTCAACACCGCTTCTGCATCGGGGTGTGATCTGCGCGGGGAGCTACCCCTGTCTCTGCCCTGCGCCGCGTTCTGTACGACGTTCTCAGTGGCTGGCCTGATTACAAGTCAGGGGCCTGGCTTTGATGCAGATCACACTCCGATGCAGCCTCTCCCTATACGAGTCTCCCCAAGGAAAGGATCGGGCCAATTTTCGTCTGGCTGACGTGCAAGGAGAGGGTTAGGGCTTTTTCTTGGCTGGCGCTTTAGCCTCAAGATCGGCCAGTTCTTTTTGAAGGCCGGCAATTCGCTTTAGCCGAGCCGCGTCTGCCTCGGCCTCATGTTTTTCAATCACGGCATCAGGAATTACGACGCCTTCGATCTTTTTCCAATCAGACATGGAAAACGAACTGCGCTTGTCAGCTAGGTAGGCGCCAGCCTGTTCGTCGCAGGCGGCCTGGGCCATCGTGAGCGCTTCCTGATAGCTGGTGGTTGGCCATACCTGTTCACTTCCGCCACTGCCATCTCGGTAAGTGTGAAGGCGATATTCAAGATCGCCTTCGGAGTAGCCGTACAGCGACAGAAGCTTGATGCCTTTCAGTTCCATACGGCCGTGGTAGCGATCGATCTCATACGGACCATTGTCGCCATACCATTCGAAGATTTCCGGCGAATGGCCTGAAACGAATACGTGAGTGATCTGGCCGGACATGACCTTCTTTAGAAGATCAAGCGAACCCTCATCGGACTTTTCAACGAACTGGAATAAGGCGTCAGCATGATGCTTGGCCCTGGCCTTGATCATGGTCAACCGGCTGTGCTGCTGGTCGATCTCTTGTTCCAGGCTCTTCTTCTGCTTCTCGTAGCGCGCCTCAAGTTCGCGCAGGTTCTTTTCCTTCCACGATTCGGCTGGCGCGTCGTGCAGGCTTTTCACCACGAAGTTTTCGCCGCTCGGGATTTCCTGGCCGGCGCTGACGAATATCTCTTGCACGATGGTTTGTTGGGCATTCAGCTTGCCAACGACAAGAACTTTCTTTCCGTCGTCGGTGTATTTGATGTCACTCATGACTTGCTCCGTTCGTTGGGCTTCCAAATACCTCCAGGGGGTCTAGAGGCATTTGTGAAACCAGATGGCTACCTGAATCAGCAGGGAGCCATCTGTACCCGGTCACGCTACTGGCGTCAGGCCGGGCTTGTTGCGTCAGCGGTGACTCCCTCTACGCTAGGGCGGCGCCGCGTATCCCGCTGCTGATTGCAGGTCGGCGGTTTGTCATGGTGCGGGCTTCGAGCTTCCTACTCACAGCGTCAAACAGCATCTGTTCGCCGTGGATCACAGGTCCTTACAACATGCACGCTACAGCTCTGAATGCCCTGATTGAGTGGGGCAGGGTGCATGAGGTCCGGCGGTCCCAGCCGAAGCTATCGGGCCCGCTAATTCTTGAATTTAGTGTTTCATCTCCACCACGCGCATCGCCCGATTCATATCTCTGGCCAGGTCACACATTTCGTGTCCGGTGTTCTTCCTGGCTGGCTTGCGTGGTTTGGCGTCCTCCCATATGGGGAGTCCGGCAGGTTCCAGAGCCTGCATGGGGATCGAAGTTTGTGTTTCGCGCTATGCCCGTTTCCGGGGATCGATCCGCGAAGATTCCTGACTGTTAAAGAGCGGCGGGTCTNTTGAGGCCCTTCGCAGTGGCTGTGTGTCGCTGCGATGGGTGAACAATACGCCCGCGTATAAATAACGTCAATACGCGCACGCATTATTTTTGGTGAGACTCTTCTTCGCCCCATTTGGTAGCGAGAGAAGAAATGGATTTCGATGTGTTGGCGCATGAGCAATCGATGCCTGCTCAGGCAAAAAAATGGCTCGAATGGCCTATGAAGGAACAGCGGATAGGACTTCCGCGCGAAGGGCGCCCAGAAGAGGCCGCACTGGCACTAATGAAAAGCGAGGGGTGGGAGGGCGAGCACACGGAGGGGAATTTAACGAGATCAATCTTTAGGGCGCTCCTGCTCCCATATCTGATTGAGCGCAATCCGTACAAAGCGGTCGACCCCGTGCGGACACCGCTCATGCATGCAATCCACTACTTAATCCCCATGACCGCCCAGGGTATCGAAAAGCTGCTAAAGGGAGGTAGGGAGGTACCGCCCGAGCCTATCGCGGAAATGCACGAAGTGCTCAGCAGCAGATTGTCAGATGTGGAATCTGTCCTGAAGGATTACTCGAGGATTTGCACAGCATGCGCGGAAGTATGGCCAATGACGCCCTCGGGAAGTCACATAGCGCGCAAGTTCATCGCCGCCTACCCCGAGGCGTTCTGGCACCAGCTTTTGGATGTTTACGCAAAATTCGACGGCGCTATGTCCCATGGGTGGCCTGATCTGGAGCTCACAAACGGGACCGAGGTACTCATGGTCGAGGTAAAGGTGAAGGACAGGCTGACAGCGCACCAAAAAATTACGATCCCTCGGCTTATCTCGATGGGGGTTGGCTGTCGCCTGATACGCCTCGTCTGATCAAAGAACCGATCGAGGCCATTTCGCGTCTACGACGCGGCCGACAACCGTCCAGGTGTTATCAACTTCAACTGTTGGGAAAGCAGGGTTGAGGGGTTTCAAGTAAGCCTTCCCGGAGTCGCGAACCAACTGCTTAAATGTTGCTTCGTTGGTGTCTATGAGTTTGGCCACTACGTATTGGCCGCTTTCGACATCGCTTCCGGGCGCAACAAGGATGATCATTCCTTCGCTGAAGCTCATGCCGTTGGTCGATGTCATTGACGGGCCGCGCACCTTCAGCCAAAAACCATTTGGACCTGCCCAAGCATCTGAAGGGTGGATCGCCTCGAAGTCGCCAACGTTGAACAGATCCATTGCTTCGCACGCAACTCCAGCCTGCACCCAACTGATCTCCGGATATTCGTAATAACGGCTCGGCCCTGTTGCCGGCTCTACGTTTGCATCAAAGGAATCAGGCTCGCTCTTCGGTCCGCCATCCCATAGCCACTTACTGGCCACGCGCAAGGCTTTCGCGATCTTTTCAATATTTTCCCGCTTTGGGGATTTCGATTCACCGGAAATTATTCTGTGAACGGTTGGTTGCGTAACGCCAGCTCGACGCGCCAGCTCGCCCTCGCTCCAGCCCTTAGCGGCCATTTCGGCAGCGATCCTATCTCCGATGTGCATTTTTCACCAATAGACAAACGTATTGCGCAAGTGTATTGCCTACGTTTATACGACTGCGTATCATGAGGTTAATACGCTGCCGAATTGGAGGCACATATGACTATTCAAGAAATGCTCACTGAGCTTTTCAGCCTGGGTTTTTCGCAGAAGGCGATCGCTGATCGCATTTCCACCACGCAGCCGACTATTCACCGCGCGAGTAAGGGCGCAGATGTCCGCTACGAAACTGGAAAGGCCATTGAAAGCCTCTACGAGGACGCCCTCAAGAAATCCGCTGCATAACCATTTTTCCATCACCAAGGAGCATCACCCGTATGGCCTTTGACAACCCGGCCCACAAACGTAGCGAAGTGATCAAGACCCGTCACAAGCCCGAGGAAGCTCGGAAGTTGCGCATGGAAGCCCGTTTGGCCGGCATGCAGTTGGCGACCTACGTCTACGAGCTGGCGAACCTGGCTCGCAGCCTGGGCGCCGCCGATCTTCTTCGAGAACACCACGGGGCCAGCAAGCAGGATAAGTCGGCTTAAGACCCCTATGGAGGGCCTATGCCTGAAACAACATTCGAAATGCTGCCGCTGGAGGTGCAGGAAGAGGTTCGACAGCTGAGCGTCGATCTCGGATGGAGCCTTGAAAGAGCGGCAGATGAATACCTTGAGATGGGCAGGTCGCTAGCGCTTCAAGCCCAGCTCAAACAGGTACGGCGAAAAGCACCTGTGCTTTCGCTGGTAGGACACAAAAAGGGCCTCGATTAGGACTCTTTGTGAACACAGAAGGGGCAGTCACTTTCCTTCGGACGAAAAAAAGCCGGGATTGCAGCCCGGCTCTCTTAAAACGCATGCGGAGTAAATCTATGTCTTACGACAGAGAAAAGCATACCACCATCGTTTCACTTTTCAAACAAGGCAAAACGCTGGCTGAAATTGCAGCGCAATACTCGCTGACAAGGCAGCGTATCAGCCAAATCCTTGCTGCGCGTGGGGTAAGCAAATACGAGGGCGGTCATCACTTGAATGCTGCTCAGCGGTCGGCCGAACGGAAGGCCGCCAGAGAGAAAGCTCATATGGACCGCTACGGATGTACGCGCGAGCAATTCCTTTCTGTGAGGGGCAATCGTAGCCAGGGTTCAAAATCCCCATGGCAAGCCTTCCACAACCAATACCAGAACGCTTTGATTCGGAAGGTTGAATGGAAACTGAAATTTTGGGAGTGGTGGCAGGTATGGGTCGAGTCGGGGAAGTGGGAAGAGCGTGGTCGCGGCGCAGAAGCCTATTGCATGTGTCGCGTCGGCGATGAAGGCGCTTACGAGGTGGGCAACGTTTACATCAGCACAATTCTTCACAACTCAACCCTTGGCCGGACTCTGGCTTTCGAGCGAACCGAAAGAAGAACAGCCCTGTATTACGTGATCCACAGCGCAGGAGGCCGCAAGGCCGTTTCTGAAGAGCTTGGCTTACCTCGCCAATACATCTCTCAGCTCGCCAACAACGGCAGCATGCCCAATTGCTGGGTCGCGGATGGTCGAGCGGCAAAGCTTTCCGCGATGACTGGCGGCGCCTACACGGTTGAGGACCTTGTCCGCCTTTCTGTCTCCCTGAAGCAGGATTCTAATGAGGAGGCCGCGTAATGGCCCGCGCACGCAACATCAAACCGGCATTGTTCAAAAATGAAGTGCTTGGCGTCGCTGATCCAATGGCAACGCTCCTGTTCGAAGGTCTGTGGCTGCTCGCTGACAAGGCTGGTCGCCTGGAAGATCGCCCCATGCGGATCAAGGGGGAGCTTTTCCCGTACCGCGACGGGCTGGATGTCGAGGGACTTTTGAGGTTCCTCGCATCCGAAGGCTTCATCGTTCGGTACACAGTTGGACCGAAGCGATACATCCAAGTCGAGAACTTCGACAAACATCAGAACCCACATCGTAATGAACCGGAGTCAGTTATCCCTTCTGCATCAGAGGGTTGTATCACTACCGATTTTGGCGGAAGTACTTCTGCCATTCTCGGAAGCGCTCCGGCTGATTCTCTGATTCCTGATTCCGGATCCCTGATTGCTGATTCCCTCAACGCGTCAACGCCTTCGGCATTGCCGACTTCGCCGAGTGACGACCTTTTCCCGAAGTTCTGGAAGCTGTACCCGAACAAGAAGGGTAAGGCCGCAGCTGAAAAAGCTTGGAAGAAACTCAAGGTCACTGCTGACCTGTTCGGCCAAATTGCCGAAGGCTTGGCTGCGCAAGTCGTTTGCGAGGCATGGGTCAAGGACGGCGGGCAGTTCATTCCCCACCCAGCGACATGGCTGAACGGCAAGCGCTGGGAAGACGAGGTGAAAGTCGCCAGCAACGTGCACCCGTTCCCGCAATCCCGTCACACCGGCTTCGCCGATCGCGATTACACCTCCGGCCTGAAACAACGGGAGGACGGCAGCTATGCGCTCTGAGCCAGTCCAAGTCACTTCCGAACTGCCGCCGGGCACCCGCATTCAGCCAGCCGAGTGCGAAACCCACGGCGCGTACGAGCAGAAGGTTTATGCCGTGCTGGGCCGGGAGTTGAAGAGCAACTGCCCCGAATGCAGCCGTATCGCCCGGGAGAAAGCCGACGCGGCGGAGAAGGCCAACAAGGCGATGGAACTGCGCATGTCCCTCGCTCGCAAGCTGGGCGATGCGCTGATCCCGAAACGCTTTACCACTCGCACCCTGGGCAACTACCAGGCCGAGAACGAAGGCCAGCGCAAAGCCCTGCGGTTCTGCCAGCACTACGTGCAGATCTTCGACGAAATCTTGAAGACCGGTCGCTGCATGGTGCTGATCGGCAAACCCGGTACCGGGAAAACGCACCTCGGCGCCGGCATGGCCAACGAGCTGCTGCACAACACGTCGCGCACGGCCGTGTACCGCACTGTCGGCGCAATCCTGCAGGCGATCCGCTCCACGTACGACAAGCACAGCGAACGCAGTGAGGCGGAGATTCTGTCGAGCCTGATCGATCCCGATCTTCTGGTGCTGGACGAGGTGGGCGTGAGCAAGGAGAAGCCAAGCGACTTCGAGCTGACGACCTTGTTCTCGATCATCAACGGACGGTACGAAGAGCTCCGGCCCACCGTCATCGTGTCCAACCTCGATGCGAAGGCCTTGGCCAGTGCAATCGGCGAACGCTGCGCAGATCGTCTGAGAGAGGGCGGGGTGATCGTCGTTCCGTTCGAGTGGGAATCTCAGCGCGGCAAGGAGGGCTTCTGACATGACCATCGACAAACAGAGACTCCAGTCCCTGCTGTGGAGCGAGGTCGCCGCATGGAAGGCCAACTGCGCGGAGTGGAAGCAGAACGCTGAAGCGCTCGGCGAATTCCTCGGGGAGAAGACCGTGGAGGAGGTGGCGCTTGAGCTGCTGGCCGAGAACGAGACGCTGCGTAAGGCTGCGCTGGACGCCCGCGAATTCATTCTTCACGAAGCCGAGGTGCGCGGGCTTCTGGATGAAAACAACGAGGTTTCCTTCAGGCACCCAAGGCGCCAAGCGGCCATCGCGTCCATTGACGCCGCGATGAGCAAGGTGGCGCAGCCATGACTGGAAAAAAACGGTTGTGGGTTACTCAGGTCGCTCTCGCGACGCTTGACTCTTGGTACGTGACTTGGGAGGTATTCCGCACGAAGGGAGACCGTGAGGTGCGGCGCCGTGCGATTTGCTGCAAGGCGCACGGTCTCGTATGGCATGACCGTCATCTTGTGAAGGGGCTGGAGGTTTTCAGTGACTGACAAGATCAGCGTCAATTGCCAGGCCAAGCTCTCAGAGGCTATCACCCGGCTCAGCGCCATGTTCCGCGACAAGAAGTTCGTCGTGGTGTCGCTACGCCCAGGCAAGGATCGTACGCTCGACCAGAACCGGCTCTGGTTCGCGATGTACAAACGCATCTCCGAAATGACCCAGATCGGCGACGCGGCCGACGCCAGATGCTACTGCAAGCTGCACATCGGCGTGCAGATCCTGCTGAACGAGGACGCCGGCTTTCAGGCTGAGTGGTATCGGGTGATGCGGCACCTGCCATACGAGGCGAAGCTCGCCCTGATGGGGGAGTGCAAGCTCTTTGGTCCTGACGGGTTCCCGGTGACCAGCCTGTTTAATCGCGCCCAAGGCGTCGCCTACACCGACCGTATCGTCGCGCGCTTCGCTCCGCAGGGCGTGTACTTCGATGATCTTCTGAGCCAGGAGGCTGCATGACGATTGAAAGGAAGCAGCCGCGCCCGAAAAAGTGCTCAGTCAAAACCTGCAGGGCCTCATTCGTCCCGAAGGTGAGCTTTCAGTCTTGGTGCTCGCCGGACTGCGCCGTTGTCATCGCGCGGGACAAGCAGGAGAAGAAGCGCAAGTCGCTGGCCAGCATCGAGCGCCGCGAGATCAAAGTCCGCAAAGAAGCCCTGAAAAGTCGCGGCGATCACCTCAAGGATGCCGAAAAAGCAGTGCGCGACTATCGGCGCACCTATGAGCTGAGCATCGGCAGCGGCTGTATGAGCTGCGGCCTGAGTCAAGAAGAGATCCTCGCCGCCCAAGGATGGAAGGTGGGAGGGGCATTTGACGCGGGTCATTTCATGGGTAAAGGCGCCCGGCCGGAGCTGCGCCTGGAGCCTTCCAACATATGGCTTCAGTGCAAGGCCTGCAACTCAGGCTCCTACATGCACGCCCGTAAGGGATACACCGTTTCCCAAGGCTTTCGAACTGGACTTATCGCCCGCATCGGCCTGGAGGCCGTCGAAGCGCTTGAAGCCGACCACGAACCACGCAAACACACCGTAGAAGAACTCAAGGCGATCACCGCTGAATACCGGGCCAAGACCCGCGAACTGAAGAGGGCTGTAGCATGATCTATCCAGGCGTTCTGAACGCAGTTGTCTCCGCCCTCGCGGCTGAGGCCATCGACAACACCAGCAAACAGGCATGGCAGAAGCTGTATAACT